GACATTTCATTGTCTTTCAGGAGGCATCCTGTAACAAATGACGTGGTTGCGATCACAAATGAAGATGCAATCAAGAGATCTGTAAGAAATCTTGTAGAAACCATTAATAATGAACGACCATTTAACTCTTTAATTGGTTCTGAAGTTAGAAATAGTCTCTTTGAACCCGCTGATCGTGATCTTTTGATTCGATTAGAGACTGAAATTGAAACTTCAATCAATAACTTCGAACCAAGAGTGAATTTAAGGTCGGTTGTGGCGTCACATCCACCCGATACCAATGAAATATCGGTAGAAATTATCTACGATATCATTGGTTTACCTACACCGACGCAAGAATTAACGTTCATTCTCCAACCAACTAGAGAATAATGGCTTTTACGCAATATACAAACCTCGATTTTGAACAGATTAAAGCCTCTTTGCGTGAATATTTGAGGTCTAACTCAAATTTCACGGATTTTGACTTTGAGGGATCAAACTTATCGATCCTAATTGACACTCTGGCGTACAATTCATATGTCACAAACTACAATGCTAACATGGTCGCCAATGAGGCGTTCATTGATAGTGCTACTTTGCGTGAAAATGTAGTTGCACTCGCTAGAAATATTGGTTATGTACCCTCATCAAGAAGATCCTCAACTGCAAATATCAGTTTTTCAGTAGATTTGGGTTCAGGAACCACAAAATCTACAGTGACACTCAAGGCCGGACTAGTTACTTTGGGTAATCTTGCAAATACTAACTATACATTCGCAATTCCTGAAGATGTAACGTCACCTGTTAGTGATGGAATTGCATTTTTTACGATTGATATTAAACAAGGAACATATTTAACTAAGGAATTTCGTGTTGATGGTTCACAAACTAATCAACGATTTATTATTCCAAATCCATACGTTGATACATCAACTATCAAAGTTAGAGTAAGAGACACATCCTCGTCTTCAACTCAAAAAATTTATAATCAAGTTGACAATATTGTAGGAATTACTACAACATCTGAAATCTATTTGTTACAAGAGGTTCAGGATGAAAGATATGAACTACTTTTTGGTGATGGTGTCATTGGTAAGAAACTCTCTTCAGGCAACGTTGTAAACGTCTCCTACATCGTTTGCGATGGTGTAAATGGTAATGGTGTTGCTAACTTCGCGTTCTCTGGAAAACTTGTAGATAATGATGGTGGATTGATCACCACTGGAATCTCTGATATCATTACAAATCAATCATCAAGAAATGGTTCTGAGATCGAAAATATTAGTACAATCAAGAATCTTGCACCAAGAGTCTATTCTTCACAGTATCGTGCAGTAACTGCCAATGATTATGAGGCGATTATTCCAACAATCTATTCAAATGCAGATACTGTAACTGCATATGGTGGAGAAGATGCAAGTCCACCTCAGTTTGGTAAGGTCTTCATCTCAATTAAACCCAAAAATGGTCAATTTATCTCTGATTTTGACAAAAGACAACTTTTGCAAAAACTGAAGAGTTATTCAGTTGCTGGAATTAGACCAGAATTCATAGATCTTAAGTATTTGTTTGTTGAATTAAGCTCTACAGTCTATTACAACACAAATATGGTGAGTAGTGTTGCTGACCTAAAGACAAAAATTACCTCATCTTTGAATACTTATGCATCTTCATCCGATTTGAACAAATTCGGTGGAAGGTTTAAGTACAGTAAGGTTCAAAAAATTATTGATGAGACTGACACTGCGATTACTTCCAATATAACCAAGGTAATCATTCGTAGGGACCTTGAAGCTAATACATCTAACTTTGCTCAGTACGAATTGTGTTACGGGAACAAATTTCATAATCGTAGAGAAGGATTTAATATCAAATCCACTGGATTTACCGTTGATGGTATTAGAGGAACTCTGTATTTTGCCGATGCATATACAAATGAGACTACGGGACGACTTTTTATGTTCCGTTTAACTAGCACTGGTCAACCAGAAGTTGTTCTTAAAAATGCTGGTACTGTCAAATATGACGTTGGTGAAATCATTATAGATACAATAAGGATTTTATCCACTGAGAAAGCTAACAACGTAGTCGAAATTCAAGCCATCCCTGATTCCAACGATGTTATTGGTTTGAAAGATCTTTATGTTCAACTTTCTGTTGCCAAAAGTACAATTAGTACAGTTGAAGATATTATTTCAACAGGTGCAAATACATCAGGCACATCTTTTGTTTCAACTTCCAGCTTCTTAAACGGAAAATATATTAGACAGTAATGATCGACACCGCTTCCAAGAAAGTCCAGATCAATCAGATCGTAAAAAGTCAATTACCATCTTTTGTATCGGAGGAAAATCCACTTTTTGTGGATTTCCTTAAACAGAGCTACATTGCTCAAGAATTTCAAGGCGGTCCAATTGATATCATTTCAAATTTGAATGAATATCAAAAAGTTGAAACATATAGTGGAAATGATAGACTAATTGGATTTACCACTTGCACCAGTGCAGTTACATCTTTTGACACTACCATTAATGTAACTTCTACAACTGGTTGGCCAGAAAAATATGGTCTTTTAAAGATCAATGATGAAATTATCACGTATACAGGTATAACCACAAATTCATTTACTGGTTGTATTCGTGGTTTTAGTGGTGTAGAGAGTCTTCATAAGTCAAATCAAACCGAAAGTTTGGTATTTTCCCAAACTGAAGCGGATAGTCATATTTCATCGTCAAGAGTTGTTAATTTAAGCAATCTCTTCCTTCAAGAATTTTGGAAAAAGACAAAAACTCAGTTTTTGCCTGGATTTGAAGATAGAACACTATCTAACGCTGTAGATAAGGCAAACTTCCTTAGACAAGCTAAAGATTTCTATTCTTCTAAGGGAACCGACGAAGCAGTAAAGATTTTATTCAATGTTCTTTATAATCAAAGAGCAGAAGTTATTAAGCCAATCGAATATCTTATTGCTCCATCTGATGCTGATTATGTTGTAACCTATGATTTGGTTGCAGAATTGATTGATGGTAATCCACTTAATGTAATTGGACAGACACTGTATCAAACCACAAACCCCGAAGTTAGTGGTGCTATTTTTAATGTTCAAAGTTATCCAAAAAACAACAAACCATATTATCTAATCAGTTTGAGTGTAAACTCAATTATAAGAAAGTTTGAAGTAACTGGATCCTCTGCTCTTACAGAATCAGTTTCTATTGGATCCACCGTTTTAAGTGTAGATTCTACTCTTGGATTTGAAAATAGTGGTTCTTTCTATGTTGGAACGGGACAAACGGTTGGAGTCGCTACTTATACCAGTAAATCATCAACTCAATTCTTTGGAGTTAGTGGGATCACATCTGCGTATACGGATGGTGAACTTGTAAGATCTTCAAATACAGTTGTATCTTATGAAAATGGTGATATTACAAAACCAGTATACTTTAGACTCACTTCGGTAGTCTCTAACGCAAACATTGATGAAGTATCATCTCTGGTAGCTAATGATAAACTGAAAGCCAGAGGTCTTGGTAATATTTCCTCCCCTACAAACTATAGATTAAATTCTTGGGTACATAATCTCAAAACTAAGAGTCATGTTGCCAAAAATATAGAAACTAATACATCAGTCATAGATGTTGCAAGTAATACTATAACAACAGTATCTCCACACTTGTTGTACATTGATGATTCTGTAACTATATTGGATAAGAGTTCTGCAGTTCCTTTGAATGTGAATGGAATTGTATCTCAGGTTATAAGTCCAACACAATTTAAGATTACGATAACTTCTGGAAGTTTAAATGTATCCAGAACATACACTGTGCGGAAGAATTTGAACCGTGCATCAAGTAATTCTTCTTTTATCAAGATTTCGGATTATACATCAAATGTACAGAACACTTATTCTGATCTTGATGGAAATAATGTATATGTTGCATCTGGATCGTTACCATCATATAGAGTTTATGCTACGGATAGAAGAAAAAGTTTTACCCCCGCAAATATAAGTGGTAATACAATCACTATTAATAACCATGGATTTTATAATGGTGATCTAGTTACATATTCCCCAGTTTCGATGGGAACAAGTTCAGTAGTTGGTCTTTCTACTGGATCGATTTATGCTGTTACTAGAATAAGTGAAAATGAAATTAAATTATCATCAAGTCCTTTTGATGCTTCTTTGAAGAGATTTTTATCTATTAGTGGTGGTGGATCTTCTCATCGACTTATTCCATCAGAATTAAACAATAATCAATTACAACATCAAAACTTCTTAAGAGAGTTTCCAGTAACTCCACAACTAAAGGAAAATAATAATCTACTGGAAAAAGAAAACATCGGTATGTTCTTAAACGGTGTAGAAATCGTTTCAAACAAATCTGGTGATGAAATTTACTACGGAGACGTATCAAATATTGATGTTGAAAACAGTGGAAATGGGTATGATGTAATTAATCCACCAAACATTAATATTACAGATTCTGTTGGATCTGGTGCTACTGCTTTTGCTGTAATTGAAAATGGATCTTTCAAGTCAATTGAAGTTACTTATCGTGGATATGATTTAAAAACCATACCATCAATTACTATTACTGGTGGTAATGGTTCTGGCGCTACTGCTTCGTCAAGACTTAGAGCTGTAAGAAATGCAAAAACTTTCAACGCAGATCTTAATGTAAGCACATCTGATAATACTGTTGGATTCTCTACATATCATCTTTTCTACAATGGAGAATCTGTTGTTTATGAAAAAGCTGTTGGGTATGCTGCAGTTGGTGGTCTTGTGGATAAATCCATCTATTATGTCAATAAAGTGAGTGATACTCATGTCAAGTTGATGAATACCTATGATGATGCTCTTGCTGGTATCAACACGATTAATTTGTCAAGCAAGTCTGCTGGTGTTAATATCTTAACATCAACTACTTTTAGAAATGCTCTTGATAGAGTTGTTATTGATACTCCTGGATCTGGATATTCAAATAGAAAAATTTCTCTAAGATCATCAATTTATCCACCAGCAGATTATACTACTGTAAATGATGTTAGAAGTGGTATTAACACAGCTAATGATTATATTTTCTTCAAGTCTCATGGATTTTCAACTGGCGATCTTGTAGAATACAAAACCACTGGAACTGCGATTAGTGGACTCACCACAACACAAAATTATTATGTGTATGCAATTGATAATGACAAGTTTTATGTTACAAGTGCAGGTATTGGAACAACATCATCAACATCTCAATTTGATAAAAAACAGTTTATCGACCTAAAATCTGTAGGAGTTGGCACACACACATTTAAGTATCCAGACATCTCTGTTTCCATGGATGTTATTTCTGGAACTGCTAACACTGCTATTTCACTTCCAAGAGTTAGACCTGTCTGTACTGGAAATATTGTTGATGTTCAATTAACATCGACTGGCTCTGGTTATGGGGTCCGTGATACTTTCAACGTCCATAGAAGACCTTCTGTGACCGTTTCTAATGGTAGTGGCGCATTGATTGATGTTGTCATTACAAATGGCGAGATCGTACAAGCCTTTGTTAAAATCGAAGGAAAAGGATATGTCTCTCCTCCAACTCTCGAAGTGGTTGGAGATGGAAAGTATGCCAAACTTGTTGCAACAGTTGCGGGTGGCAAAGTTACGGGAGTAACAATTGTAGACTCTGGAAAGGGATATACACAAAGAAACACGACAGTAAGAGTAACGCCAGTTGGTAGTGGTGCTAAATTTAGAGCTGATGTTAGAAAGTGGGAAGTTGACTTGGTACAAAAATACAAATCATCAATAAGTGAAAATGATGATGGTTTAATTGTATCGAGTCAAAATTCAAATTATGGAAACAAGTATGTACATGCATACCTCTCTAGAAAGCTGAGACTCTTATTGAATGATAATATTGAAGATAATTTGAGTGAAAAAACTACACTCTCACACTCACCAATTGTGGGTTGGGCTTATGATGGTTCCCCGATTTATGGTCCATACGGATTTGATTCTCCAACTGGAGGAATTGTTCGTAGGTTGAAACCAAGTTATACTTTAAGTACAAAATCAAATCGACCACTAACTTCAGTATATCCTCTTGGATTCTTTGTAAATGACTGGGATTACACAGCAGACCAAGATCTTGATGAATATAATGGAAGATTCTGTAAGACTCCAGAATTTCCCGATGGAATCTATGCATACTTCTGTACTATTGAATCTAGTGATAGTTCAACAGCTCCATTTACGAATAGTAGAGAACCACTTTATCCATATGTTTTGAATGGATATAAGTTTAAGGTAAATGAATTCAATCAAAATCCAAATTCGATTCAAAATCTGCCAATTTTAAACAGTGGTAGTGTTGTTAGAAACACGTATCCATATAAATTTGGACTTGCCGCTTCTGGATATGACTACCTTGTACGGAATAATCTTGAAGATACTGAAGTAACCGTAAGATCTATTAACAAAGTTGGAATCAGTAGTGTTACGGTTCTTGTTCCTGGTGATGGATATAACGTTGATGATAGAATCATATTTGATAATACAAACTCTGGTGGTGATGCGGCATCAGCTAAAATTAAAACAATAGTTGGAAAAGGTATTGATTTCATCTCATATGCAAAATATGAAGTACTAAATGTCGCATTCTCTCTTGATAATCAAATTGTAACTGGTATTGCAACTAGTGCCCACAATTTGTCAAACAACGATCTGGTTGTTATTAATGGAATTTCAAATGGAGAACTTAAGTTTATTGAAGGTCCAAGAACGGTTTCTGTATCATCAGTAACTTCTAGACTTGATGTTGGTATTGGAACAAGTGGAGCAACAGGAATTGTTACGACAATCACTCTTGCCAATTCTGGGGCTTCACCAGAGATCTATGTTAATGATACTGTTGGTATTGGATCTGAGAAACTGACGGTCCTTTCTGTTGATTCGACAAATAACAAATATAGAGTTCGTCGTCAGGCAGGTGTATTAACATCACACTCTGCTGGAGAGACGTTATTTGTTGATCAAAAGAGATTCAAATTCACTGTTGGTATTAAAACTGATTTAAAGACAAACATTAATAGAACACTTGTATTCAATCCACAAAATTCAATTGGTATTGGAACAACGGTTCTTGTCCAGTCTGTTGCTGGTGTTGGCACTACAACAGTTGTTAGAGTCAAAGCTTTTGATGGAAGTATTCTTAGTGATCATAGATTGCCCCCATCAGGATCCACGGCAGATAATTCAATTTCAATAATTAATCATGGATTATCTTCGGGAGATAAACTAACTTATAGTCCTGGACCAACAGGTGTTGCACTAACCGTTTCCAACAATCTTGATTTAACGAATAGTTTCAATCTTATTGATGGTCAAACTGTCTTTGCTGTAAAACAGGGAAATAATCTTCTTGGAATTACAACAACGCAAACTGGAATTGGTTCAACATCAACATCTCTGTATTTCTTACCAGTTTGGCAAAATAATGGAGTAGAACATTCATTTACTACAAATGGGACAGAATATATTGGATCTGTTAAGAGATTTGACGTAACTGTAAAAACATCTGCAGATCATACTCTCAATACTAATGATAATGTAGTGGTTAATGTAAAACCAAATACTACTTTATCAAAATCTATTGAATATGATACCAATTCTAGAAAAACCATTCTAGATCCAACATATTTTGCAACGTCTGCAGTTGGTGTTGGCACAACTAATTCTCAAATTAGTATTGATAATCATGGATATTCAAGCGGAGATAAAATTTTATACATCTCAAACAATCCAATTACACCACTTATTAATAGAGGTGAATATTTTGTTCAAAAACTAAATGATGATCAATTTAGGTTATCTACAAGTTATGTGGACTCCACAAAGTTTGGTGGTTCATATATTGGAATAACAAGTTTTGGATCTGGTGTACATAAGATTGCAAAGATCAACCCTCATGTTACTGCAACAAGAGGGCAAACCATTGGATTTGCAGTATCTGATTTTTCACTACAGAACTTTAAACTTGAATTTTTTGAAGATGAAAACTTTGAAAACAGATATGAAGGATTTGGTATTAGTACTGAAGTTACTAGAACTGGAAGCCCTGGCCAATCTGGTGCTTTAGTCAAATTAAAACTCTCCGATAATGTTCCATCTCCACTTTTCTATAAATTAACACCAAGGAATCTTGGTTCAATTTTTGTTGAAAAACGAGATGCCGAACCAGATAATACAGTATCAAACGGATCAAAAATTATCATTGAACCTAGTGTTTTCTCTGGATCACACAGTATCACCACCACTTCTAATCTAAGATATAAGTATCAAGTAACAAGAGAACCAGAAATTTCCACATATACAACATCTGGAATTACAACATACTCATATATTACCGATTCATTAGTGGCTCGTGGTGGTATCAATGAGATTAAAGTTACTTTTGGTGGTATAAACTATTTGAGAAATCCTGGTATTAGTACCGTTAACACATCATTTGGTCGCAATGCGATTCTATCTGTTCATGGTGGAACAGTTGGATCACCAGGTTCTAGAGAAATCACAAAACTTGGATTTGATTATCCATCAGACAAATCAATAAAACCAAAAATTGACACTCCAACCATTGTAACGGTAACAAATAATTATATTCTTTCATCAGTTGGTGTTGTTACTGCTGGTAAGAACTACATTGTTCCACCCCAACTTATTATTCCAGATGCACCAGATATTGAACTTGTTGCAAATATTGAAGGAACTTCTGTTTCTTCCGTAGGTGTTACAAGAATTGGTCGTGGATTTAATAGTGTTCCAAATCCACCCAATATTATTCCTATTCGAAACACCAACGGTGTTGGAATTGTTTCTGCAAGTTCAAGTGGAACAACCAATTTCCTTACACTTAAACAACCAATTAACGGGTGGAGATCTGATGGTGAAGATTTCCCATTCGTTGTTGGAGACAGAATTTTTGTGGAGGGTATTGGGCTTACAACATCACTATCTTCTACTGGTGGTTACAATTCCGAAGATTATAACTATGCGTTCTTCACCGTTGCCACAAGAAATCCATCAGCTTCACAAATAACATATTCAATTTCTGGTATTGGGACGTTTGGTGGAATATTCGATCCAGATCAAAGTGCTGGTAGAGTTATTAAACAATCGGATCTCCCAACATTCAGTGCGGTATTAACACCAGAACAATTTTTCTCAGGTGAGAAAGTTACTTATGGTGCAAATGGAAAGGCTTTTGTTCTTGATAACTTTGGATATGATGCAACCACTAGTACTATTAGACTTCGCTCAGTCTCTCCAAATATTTCGATTGGAAATGTTATTAAGGGATCTGTATCTGGTGCAGAAGGCACTGTATCGAGTGTCAAATCTTTTGATGTTTATTACGATCTTGACTATTCATCCGAAAGACCAAAAGGATGGCAGAGAGACACTGGTAAGTTGAACGATGACTTCCAAAAGTTGGAAGATAATGATTATTATCAAAACTTCTCATATTCAATTAAGAGTCAAGTTCAAGAATCTCAGTGGAAAGATGCTGTAGACAGTATCATCCATCCATCTGGATACAAAAATTTCTCCGATTTGATCGTCTCTTCTACAGCCACTGCAGGTTTTGGTAGAAGTAGTACGTTAAACCTGGGTCAACCTATAGGAGATACAACACTTTCAGTAAACATTGATAATGTTAAATCTTTCTATAGAAGAGATGACTTTGATTATGCAAGCGAAGAAGTTTTGAATAATGGACTGTCCAAATACATTAATTTACAAAACAAAAGAATCTCAAGTTTCATTAATATTAAATCAAACATAGTAAACTTCATCGATGATATTTCTGATCAGTTTACTGGAATTGGAACAACAACAACTACACAAATTGTTGGTTTAACCACGTTTAAACTGACCGATAATAGTTTTGTACTTTTCACTAAAGTATTTGATGGATCTGATTCCAATGTAGTTTCTGCTGGATCTTCTATTATTAGAATTAATAATCACAATTTCCAAACTGGTGAGAAAATTAAATATGATCCAGGAAACGAAATTTATGGAAATAATAGAATTGGTATTGTAACAACAAATAATGTTGTTGGTGGTATCAGTACCAACTTTATGCCATCGGAGGTTTATGCAATTAAGATTGATAACAATCAATTCTCTCTTGCAGGACTGAACACGGCGGTTACTAACAATGAACCATTTACTTTCCGTTCCGTTGGTTCTGGAACTAGTCACTCTTTTGATACAATAAATCCAGACAATAGAGTGATGATTTCAATCGATGGTATTGTGCAGTCACCACTCTTTAAGAAAAATGTTGATGTTTCATTGAGTGAAGCTATTGGTATTGGTTCAACAACGATTAAAGTCGTTGGTATTACTTCAATTACTACCAATGATCTCCTGAATATTGATAATGAAATACTGCAGATTGGTGTTGTTGGATTTGGGTCCACAAATGTACTGACCGTTAACCGTGGTGTTCTTGGAAGTGTTGCTGCAGCACACACTGTTGGTGCTGCCGTAACGATGAGAGGCGGCGATTTCCACATTGTTAAGGATGTACTTCATTTCATTACTGCACCATATGGTCCTATTGGAAGTTCTAGTTTACAACCTGGAATTGGTACTCAATCTACCTTCGCTGGTAGAGTGTTTAACAGAACAAATCCAACGACCAATTTTGTATTCGATGACTTGTCTGATAAGTTTACTGGAATCGGAAAAACATTTACCTTACTGCAAGATAATCAAGATGTAACTGGTATCGTTACAACAATTAGCAGTGATGGCGGCGGCAGTGATGAGGTAGTTAACAATGGAATTATACTCATCAACAATATTGTACAAAGACCAATAGTTGACTTTAACATGGATGAGAGAACCTCACCTGGTATTGGTGCTTCTATTTTCTTCACGGGGACTAGTGAGACCAATCTTCCTAGAGGAGGAAAAGTTGGAGAAGTGACAGTTGGATTTGGTTCTGGATATCAAAATCTGGTTGCGGCTGCAGCAACTGCAATTATCAATGGTGCAGGATCAATTGAGTCTGTTGTTGTAACTGGTGGTGGATCTGGATATAGATCGTCAAATTCTGTTGACATTCAAGTTCTTAATCCACTTGGAATTGGATCTACTGCCGTTCTTTCTGCAACAGTTGGATCTGCAGGGACCATCACTGGTATTACTACTGTCAGTGGTGGATCTGGATATGCTTCTACAAACCCACCAATTATTGTTGTTGGTATTCCTACTGGATATAACAGTTTAGAATTTACTGGCGGTCAAGGCAGAGGCTTTAGGGCGAGTGTAGTTGTTGGTACTGGTGGAAGTATTATTGACTTCAATATTACTGATAGTGGTTTTGGATATGCGAATGGTGACGTATTAACGGTTACTGGAATTCCAACGGATCCTAATGTTGGTGCTGCATTTAGCGCCTTTACATTTACTGTTAATAGTAGAGTGGATGATAAGTTCTCTGGATTTAGTTTTGGACAACTTTTACCATTAGACAGTTTTGCAGATCAATTTGATGGAAATCAAACCGTCTTTACGTTGACTAGAACTACTGTAACTAGAGAAATTATCAACATTGATAGTGATGACACTTCTGTCAGGCCCGCAAATAACTTGTTAATCTTCTTGAATGATGTTCTTCAACAACCTGGAGAAAATTACATATTCAATGGAGGAACTCAAGTTGAATTTACTGAGGCACCAAAGGCTGGTAGTAAACTCTCAATTCTCTTCTTTAGAGGGTCTAATGCCGATGTAAACTCTGGAACTCCATTCCCAACCGTTAAAGTTGGTGACAAATTAACACTTGAAAGACAAGGTAACACGGTTCAACAACTTGATAGAAGAGTTACTGAAATCACGGGAGTTCGTAAAGCAGAAACCAATCTTTATGGTGGAAGAGGTATTAATCAATCCGCTTCATTTGTAAGAATGGTTTCGTGGGAAAAACAAACCAGTGATTTGATTCTCGATAATCAAGCCCTATCAAAGGCAAGAACATCACTTATTGCAAAAATTCAACCAACAACAAGAATTATTCAAAATGTTGGTGTTGGATCTCAGGTTATTTTTGTTGAAAATGCGTTCCCACTCTTTAGTGCATATGATAATCGTACCGATAAAAATTCACTTCTTGGTGGATCTTTGAAAATTATCAAGAATGTAACGGTTGATCGTGCAGATGCTACCGCTACAGTTTCAACTGGAGGTGTGATTTCTAATGTTACAGTAACTGATCCTGGAGCTGGTTATGACACAGTTCCTACTGTATCTTTTGCATCAACAGTCGAACAAATTAAAGAAATTGGTAGAACCTGGACACAGACATCATCCAATACTGATGTTGAGTACCAATCTGTCAATTACACAGACTTTAATGTCTTTATTGCTGTTGGTAGTACTTCTGGCATTAACACATCAACGGATGGTGTAACTTGGAGTGATAGTGGAGTAAGTGGGTTCGGTAACTTTAATGATGTTGTTGGATTAACAACAAATGTGATTGCAGTTGGTGTTGGTGGAACTATTGCTGTCAGTCTCAATCGTGGCTCAACTTATGTGCCATCTACAATTTACACTAGAACTCTTAATGGTTTCCTTTATTCATATGCGGATACAACAATACCCCAAGATTTGAATTCTGTGGCTGCTGGACCAACTAAGGTCGTTGCAGTTGGGGCTGGTGGAACCATTCTCTTCTCGGAGAACGGTACATCTGGATTCGGTACTGCATTTGTTATTGGAAATAAGTACTCCTCACAAAACCTTCGTGGTGTTAGCAACAATGGAAATACATTTATTGCCGTTGGTGATAATGGTGCATTATTAAGATCTGTTGGTGGAGAAATTTGGTCTGGTGTTACAACAACATCTGTTACTACAAGACTCAATGATGTACATTATGGAGACAATAAGTGGGTTGCAGTTGGTGCTGCAGGAACAATCATTAGTTCTACTGATGATGGAAGAACTTGGAGTGTAGTTTCTTCTGGATCGACATTCAACTTGAATTCTGTAATTTATCAAGATAATGTCTGGGTTGCTATTGGTCAGTCTGGTAATGTATTAAATTCTGTTGACTCAAATAGTTGGTATAAGAAGTTTGTTGGTGTTGGTACGGATTATAATGGACTCGCTTATGGTAATAACAAACTTGTAACGGTTGGATTATCATCGAATATTGCGTATAGTCAGTTTGCAAAAGTATCTGCTGCAGCAACTGCAACGGTTTCCGCAGCAGGAACTATTTCTTCAATTAATCTCTCTGATGGTGGTTTTGGATATGATCCAAATGAACCAATTGAAGTATTGATATCTGTAGAATCGGTTGTAACAGAAATACTTACCAGTGTTGACTGTGATGGCGATTTTGGAACTGTTATTGGCGTTGGAACCAGTGCAACTGGAATTGGAACCGATAGCCCCATGGTTAAATTTGAGTTGAATTCAGATCCATTCCTCGATCAGGCTGCATTTGGAAATATCGTAAGAAGTGGAATTGCCTCTGGTTACTATTTTGTAATTCATGATTCTGTCGTTGGTAATGGACTCACATCCATTAATACAGACGGAACTGCAATCGGTATTGGAACGTCCTTCATGGACAATGTATATCGAGCTAGTGAAGTTATTTCATCCAGCTCTGGAATTGTAACCGTTTATTCAAACGTTGAA